AATCCTGTGACCGTAGTCACCGAGGGATACCATTCGCCCGATGTGGGAGACTGATAGAATCTTCCAAGTTCAGGGATTTCAATTGACCGTAGTCTGGAAAAATTCATTTAGTGCATCCAATCTTGTTTGCTTTTCTTTTTCATATCATTACGAGGGTGGGCTTCTTTGACCTTTGCCATGACTTCCTGCCAACCTTTATCTGGCTTGGTAATACCGATACGAACGGAATCCACAATAGAAGCCGCACCCACAACGATCTCAACCTTCTTCTTACCGCAGGAAGGACACTTCTTCTTTGTTGGCTTCTCCATATCGGCAATACGAAGCATCTCATCAAAGGTATGCCCACAACCCCCACATTTATAATCATAGAACGGCATTCTGCACCTCCTTGTCAGGTACAGTATTTAGGAGCCACCAATCGGGAGTAGGACGATTTGTCCACTTGCCTAACTTTGCCTTGCCACCAATGTAATACTTCTTGTATGCAGTTACAGAATCGCCTACCACTTTGTATTCGTCAGGCATTGCTTGTGGCGGTTCGCGGAACCCCTTCTTGCCCTTGAGATTCAAGGGAGGATTGCGTAGTTCTTGCCAACAACGATTTACTACAGCATGAGTCTTGCCGTAGCGATGCGTGTATTCCTTGCATAGATGCGTGAGCAATTGGTAGAGCCAAAGATACTGATCTTCGGATTCTCTCGCCCATACAGCAGAAGGATGATTGATATGCGATGCAAGGAACAGGCTTGCATTCATGCGCGGATCTTCCAAAGACCAACGCTTGAGTTTACGATTGTTGACAACGACAACTGACTGCTTACCGTCAAGAAGACGATGTGCAGTAGACAGTAGTTGCGTGTATTCAAGAATCATTTTGACCGTATGCTTGTCGTTGTGCATACGGGCGCACTTGCTTGGATCGGGATCTAGGTAAAAAATGTTCATGTGTTTGATTATAACAGAAAGTGACCCTAAAGGGATTCGAACCCTTGTTATTCCCGTGAAAGGGGAGTGTCCTAGACCAACTAGACGATAGGGCCAAAAGGACGGTGGTCGATCACCGTTGCCAAGGTGGAGTTTAATTAAAACGCATCGTCTTCGTCATCCCAATCATCGTCCTCATCGGACTCTTCATCGGAATCAGAATCTTCAAACTCTTCGTCTTCGTCATCCCAATCATCGTCCTCATCGGACTCTTCATCGGAATCAGAATCTTCAGACTCTTCGTCATCTTCAAAGTCATCGTCATCATCCCAATCGTCATCCTCGTCTTCTGAGATGGGATCGTAATTGGAAGGATCGGCGGGATCCAATGCGAGGAGTTCAATCTCCATTTCCATGAGATCAATGATTGGCATCAGTTGTCCTCCTTCACGGGGAAGACATCGGACTCCTTGACCCAAAAGTGTTCATAGGGAGCGGTGTCCCCGATCCATTCAGGGGAGTACACGCTGACAAGGAACTGTGAACCCCACACGGGATCGCGCTCCACACGCTTGACCTGACCGACCTTATTGAGTGACTGCACGAACACCTTCTGTGGCTTCGGGCGTGGCTTGCTTTCCAACTTCTCTGACATTACAATATACCTCTTATGAGGATTTACACGCCGACTCCAAACGCTTGGAGTGTCTTCGGCGCGTTGGAATGAGTATAACCCATGCAGATTCTTTTGTCAACCCCCTTGACAGAAAAATCTCTTATGATAAGATAGAGCGTATGGCAATCAATTCAGAGAAAGCCCATTGGGGTCTAGAGCCTCAATGGACAGACATTTCTAAAGATCCAATTGAACAGTCCTATGTTCTTGCTAGGGCAGAGAATTGGTATCACCATATGGCGAGTGAGGATGACCGCCGCCGTTGGATTTTTGAATTTATGAAGTCCCATAAGTTTACGGACGCGCAGATCAAGTCATACGGTCGCACGGGGCGAGTATCGGTAGATGCCGATGAAGTGGCTCCGAACGAGCCAGGATGCAATCTGGGCGTATTGGCGCGGCTTGTGACGCTAGGTGCGCCTGTTCCTGAAGTCCGCAAGGAGAGGCTCCTGCGTGGAGTCCGATATCTTGTAGCCAAGGGGCTGACCATCCGTGAGGAAGAAAAGGCGGATGCAGTTCCCAATATTCAAGATCGTATCCGCGAACAAGTTTCAAATTTGATCGCTGAACTTGAGCAACTTGAAGATGCGTTCTTTGTCGGCAAGACAACCGAATACAAGGGCTGCAAGGATATTGAAGATTACATCAAGAGCAAGAACATTCGTGGGGTTCAGGCTAGCCGAGTCGCTGAATGGTTCAAGCGTAGGATTGATCCGATTGAGACTGTGCTTGAGGGCAAGGCAGACGAGCAGTTGAAGGAGGGATACTCCATCTACAGCAAGAAGCAACTCAAGGAATACTTGAAGTGGCTCAACTGTCTCATCATCGCGTGTCAGCATCAGGTTGAAGTCTCAAAGAAACTTCGTGCGCCTCGCCGCCGTAAGCCCAAGGATCCCGTCAAGGCAGTCAAGAGCCTGAAGTTTAAGAAGGAAGATACGACTTGGAAGATCAAGTCCGTTGCTCCTTATCGGATCATTGGTGCAGAGAAGGTTGTCTTGTTCAATACCAAGACTAGAGTTTGTACCATCCTTGAAGCAGAGACCCGCGAGGGACTTTCTGTGAAGGGAACCACGATCATTGGATTTGATTCTTCAAAGTCTAAGTCTAAGAAACTTCGCAAGCCCGAACCCCTCCTCAAGGCTATCCGCGAGGAAGGCGGCATTCGTTCTGTAAAAAATGCATTTGGTCAGTCTAATACGGCAGAAAAAGATGCAAAGGGTCGGGTAAATGAGGATACAGTAATCCTTGTGACCTACTAAATAGGTATGACAAGGAGCATACACCATGCAATTACTGATCTCTGAAATTTTGACCAAGGTCGCTGAACAGAAGACTCCAAAGGACAAGGCGAATGTTCTTCGCGCTCATTCAACAACTGCATTGCAGGAAGTCCTCCGATACGCTTACGATCCCAAGGTAATTTGGTATTGCGAAAAGGCACCATCATACACCGCCGATCCCTCGCCCGAAGGATTGTCATATACTACGCTGATGCTTGAATACCGTAGGTTCTACTTGTATACCAAGGAGAATCCCGTAGCAGAGAAGCGTAAGAACGAACTACTCACTCAACTATTAGAATCCCTCCATCCAACGGAGGCAATGGTTATTGAGCAGATGATTGCTGGAGAGATTCCAGGAATTGACCGCGAGGTTGTTGATCTCGCATTTCCAAATTTAATTTCTACAAAGGTAGTAAAGACATGAGTCAGCAAGGTAATGTTGATCGGGATGGTCGTCCACTAGAACGAGCCGATAGCAGAACAAGTCAGAAGAAGCATTTGAAGCATCATCGCAATTTGTCAGATAGTCTGGTATCTCACGATATTGAAGAAGATGATTTCTTCTACGAGACAAAGGAGAAGTTCCACCGTGGTCGCTGATCCAAGAACCAAGCCAGAAGATGAATTTGAAGATCTAGAGGGGGATGTCCATGAGGAAACTCCCTATGATACAGAACGCCTCACGCGCACACGCGCACACGCGGGTGTACACGCGCACACGCCCGAGTGGGCATACGCGCCCGAGAGCGCACGGGCGCAGAGGCGTGAGCGTAATCAGTTTTGGAGTAGAGTACTGTAACCGTACTTGCAGATGAAATAAGAGTCCACAATATCGGATACAGGACTCGCTACTTTCTTGGAATCGGGGCTGATCTCTTTTTGGAGGTTAGCCCCTGTTTCTTTTACAAAGGCATCATACATCTTGTCCTTATCGGCGTTGCCCTTGCCACTTGCAAACTTCTTGACAACGGTAGGACCAACAAGATGGAATGGAACTCCTGCCTTCCACATCTTCCATTTCAACAATCCACCGTTTTCGCCAAGATTGAAGACTTTACCTTTCGCACCAAGAGCGTAGTCTTCCATGTAAACAAGATCGCAATCCTTGACAAGATCCAATGCCCAATTTGAAATCTTGTCGTAACGATCTTCGCCTCTGCCAAACTCATAGACTTCCCATTCAGGATAATCCCAACCTTTGCAATACAATCCTGAAGCCGTATACACAGTTGCGTGTTTCTTGGTTTCAGTAAGGTAATGCGACTTGCATTGAGAAAGAGAAAAGCCATCACCGCTATGAACGGTAATGGCTGGTGAGCAGAGGGAGTAATCTATTCCTGCGATCTTCAAGCAGGAGTATTTAGTACTTCTACTTGAGGAGCGGGTTGATTGCTCATCTGTTCTAGTAAAACATTCTTTTCCTTTTCAAGAATTTGAACTTGCGCCTCCAACAGAATGTTGTCAGCAGTCAGTTGATTTACCTTCTTGTGAAGAATTGGAATGAGGATGGTTTCGTTGTAATTCTCTGTCGCTGTTTGCTGTGCTGGTGTGAACATGGTTTCTCCTTATGATTGAGTTAGATCTACTACTTCGCATACCCCTGCGCCACAAGCAAAGGTCTGCGTTCCCTTTGTGGTATCTTCCTTCTCATAATTCGAAAGAAGCGACCAATCAATACTCTTTGGCATCTTCGCTAGCATTGCCTCATATTCTTCCTTGGTGCAATCCTGATATGGGGCTTGCTTGTAGGAGTGTTCGGAGTGTGGTAGGAAAGAGATGCCAGAGATACTGTCAATATGCTTGTATACCCATGCACCGACTTCCAACCATTCGTGTTCGCGGACGGTGATGGTGACTGATGGCTTGTGTTCACACCAGAAGTCTTGATACATCTTCCAAAGTTCAAGATGCTCAATCGCGGTGATGTCATTGCGAGTGGGCGATCCGTGTGGCGACTTCATTGGGAACGAGAATACCATCGTATGATCAGGACGCATGACACAAGGCTCTGCGGGAATGCCCTGATCAATCATAAACTGACAGATCGGATCCTTTTGATCTGCACGGACGGTGCGGATGTAATACTCATTGTGACGAGCATGGATACCGCTTGCAGCATCTACCAACTGCGATACCGTACCGCTTGGCTTGACACAGGTGATGGCAGCAGCAGGACTGATGCCCAACTTCCTTGCCCACTTTGCGTTGGTCTCAACTGCTGCTTGCTTCATATGACCAAGAAGAACTTCCAATCCATTCTCGCTACGAAGATAGGGATTGTCAAGAATGCCTGTCAACGATACACCAAGCAGAGCCTCTTCCTCGCAGTTCTTCTTCCACTCGCTTGAGATGTAGCGGAAGTTGGTGAGTGAGGCTTGCCATGTGCCAAGGATGGCAGCAAGTTTGACCTTGCGAACCAAATCATCTGGGGTGTCATCGTGACGAACTACAACTTCGGATAGATTGCAGAACTCACGGTCACGAAGGATGATTTCGCTGCAAGGATTGGTTCCGAAGTCAAAGTTTGGATCACGGCGATCACCCAACTTCTCAACCTGACGCTTGGATGCATCACGATTAAAGATGCCACGCTCACCACTCTTTGACTTATAGAGCGATACCCATTCGTCCATGAATGTTCCGATTTCAGGACGCTCCTGATATACAGCAGAGTTATTGGCGAGTGCGCGTTGTGGATCAATCACCCACCATTGACCGACCTTTGCATTACGCATACGCTCGTCATTCAAATCCGACAAACTGATGAGAGCAGAACGGCGAACGCCACCAACAACAACGATCTCCGCGATCTTGCAGACAATATCGTGGCATTCAATAGATGTCAACTTGCGACCCTTTGCCTTTTGGAAGGTATCGGATGTAAACTTGAAAAGATCAACGAGTGGTTCGGGACCAGATGCACGACCGCCGAATGTCTTCAGCCGTGCGCCCTTAAGACGAACCTTGGAGACATCCCACTTTGGAAGTTGACCAGAGATGAGAAGACTGACCAATTCCTTGTATGCCTTTGCCCAACCGATCTTGGAATCTTCAACAACGATGACGGTATCGCTTGGGAAGAACTCTTCTGCAACTGTTGGTAACTTCTGCACAAAATGATTTTCCACGCTGAAGCCTACGCCTGTTCCGCACATGAGGACATACAGGATCTCATCAAACGAACGAACGCGATTGACTGCAACGAAGGCGCAGTTGTATCCCGCAACATGATCGCGCTCAAGAGCAGGACCAGCAGTCATCAACGCTCTCATGGAAGGCATGACCTCAAGATTGAGGACTGCTGTCTCCAACTCCTCGCGCTGCTCCTTGGTGATCTTGATCTTGTTACCAAGGTGCTTCTCAAAGAAGTCAAAGTAACGAGCAACTGTTTCTTCCCATGACTCTCTGCGATTCTCCGATTCAATCCATCGGCTGTAGCGCGAGGTAAAAATGAAGTGCTGATAGAGCGTAGGAAGGTTCTCGTAATTATTATCCATTAAAATTCTCCGATATAGTTTTACAAATCCGAACAAAGTCTTCGTGAGACAAATCCCATTTGATGGTATTTACATCCTTATGTACCCATTGAATGTTGTCTTTAGTGTATCCAAGTTTGCTGTTTATCCTATCCAAAGATGCGGTTCCTTTTCTTCCATGTGTTTCAAAGGTCAAAGCAATATTCAGATACCGACATTTCCCTTGTTGTTGCTGAAAGACATCATCCATATCTTCTCTTGTTACAACAAACGGTATGCTTCTTTTTTCAGCAGCCTTTCGTATCTTGTGGAAATACATTCCGGTGACATTCTTTGCTGTTGAGTTCCAGTTCTTACAGTCAACAAATCTTATCCGATCTTTGATGCAATTGCAACAGCCTGTGACATTACCATAGATGATATGCCATTTGCTTATCTGTTTTTGAGAGCCGCAATCGCATTTTACTTTCCAAAGAGTGATTGTCTGACTTTTATAGTTTGCCTTTTCTCCCATACCAATTACTGTATAGAGTCCAACTCTCTTATTGAGCCAAGACTCTCCTTTATATCGTGGTTCCATTTGATTCTCCTGTATCAGGGGTTTATTTACTGTATCTATAAACCCTGATAACTCGGTATGGTATGGGGTGAGGATATTTAGAGCGAATGATACTCCGATTACCCCAACAAAGCAAGTGATTTGTAGTAGAAAGTGAATGTTAAAAGTCTATCATCGTCATAAATATTTTTCAAGAACCAGACAATATTTCATCTCTCCGCTGCTGCGTAAGCACACCAATTGAAACAAGGTAATCCATGCCTTGAATGGTCATCGGATCATCAGAGAGTATTTCCTGCGCCGCTTGTGCCAGTCCCATGAAGTCCGCCACAATATCATCTGTTTTTGCTGCAACTCTATATGCTGCTCGTTCTGCGTATGTAAAGCGATTCAAGAATTGATATGCAGTCCAAGTAATTCGCAACTCATCTACAGTCTTGTTTCGTATAGTCCATACCTGATTCACATTCGTTTGGTTTATGGTAAAAGATGATTCTGCTACCTCTGTGGCAGAAACACTTGGTTGCTGTTCATAAACAACCAATCTGTAACAGTTCTTTTTTGGATTATTTGCTTCTACCCAAGAAGCATACAGTTCATCTGATAATTCTTTAAACTCTACTATTTGATTTTCGTGGATATATGCGTAAGTACTCATCCGTATCTCCTGACATGATTTACTTGTGGATTTGCACCAAAAACAGAAGTTATTGAAGTTGTACTAGCGGTTTCATCATAAATGTTTCTTACAAGTGGCATATAGAATTTTAAATTTTGTGGTCTAATTTGACTGGCTTTTGTTCCCTTGTAAAGAGATGTCAATTCATCAGTTGTCAATGCGACATTCCAAATTGCAACTTCTGCTAAGTATCCCTCCATACTGGGTGTATCACTACCATTAGTTCGTGAAAATCCAATGCAAACACGATCTGGTGTTGTCGGTGTTCTACTTGTTGTTTGTGTTCCTGAGTTTGCTGCATTTAGATATACTGTCCTGCTTGTGGCAGAAGTTCCTACTGCTGTTGCCATATTCCATGTATTTGTAGTGTAACTTGCTGAAGAACTCGCAGATAATGGACTATTAGTATTGTATTGAACTATATTAGTATCTGAATTTGCTATTAACATATGTACAACGCTGGCTGTGTTTTCAACAAACGAAACAAGGCTCAAACGCCCAACTCCAGTTATTGTTGGATAAAACCAACAGTTTATTGTAAGAGGATAACTAAAAAAAGATCCAAGTGCTTGAATAGTACTACTAGTACCAGTTTGATTTAGAAAGTTATATGCCATTACGATGCACTCCGCACTTCTACTGAAACAAGTTGAGCATCACCTGTCATGTCGTCTGTTACTGATGATGCATCACGATATACTTTAATACGGAAAGGATCTCCCGCTGTAACTGAATCTATGGTAGTTATAGTAATTTCTGTGGTAGTAATAATTCCTGATGTGCCATTTGTTGTGCTTCCAGCAGTTGCAGCAGTATCAAATGAATCGGAGTCTTCGTCCGTATTCATTCTTTCTATCTGTACACCCCACACACAGGTTCCCGATGTTGCAGAAGTTGCCATCCAATTAATACGAATCTTCAAACCACTTCCAAGAGATGCGGCTTCTGGCATTACCCCAACAAATACTGCGCTTTCGTTTGTTGCTGCATCAAACTCAAGCACCATTATGGAATTGCGTGTGTTAATTGTTGCATAGTTTGCTGCTGGTGGTTGATTATTTAATGGAGTATATACTGCATATGTTTTTGATCCACCGCCACCTGTAGTAGAAAGAGTTATGGTTCCTGCTGAAGCAGTAAAGGTAATACCTGTACCCGCAGCAAAGGTGAGTCCACCTGTCAATCCATTTACACGGGAAACGCCGGTGACTGCTCCTGTCAATCCGTTGAACGAAGTAACGGAGGAACCACCACCACTTGGAGTACTCCAACTCAAAGTTCCCGATCCGTTTGTGGTCAGGACTTGGTTTGAAGATCCATCGGTAGATGGGAGTGTCCAAATTTTATTAGCAGTAATTCCTGTTGGTGCTTTAAATCCAACATATGTAAATCCACCGGAAACATAAAATCTAAGATCACTACCACCCTTGACATTCATATTCGCAAAACAGTCTACATCAACTGCACTTATTTCAATCTTTGTATTTGCATCATCAAGAGTGAATATGGTTCCATTTGCTGCGTCATTGTAATCACCAATTATAATTCCTTGAGGTGTGCCATCGTCAATTGGAGTGTTTATTATTAGCGGAGAAGTTGTATCGTATGCATTATAATTATTTGAATAGATTTGATCTGCGTATAACCCACCCCCACCGCTGGTGTAGAAGATTGTTGCCTGTATGTAATTAGCATTTAAAGATCCTGTGGATGTTGCCAGTTCACCGCTTGATGCATTGTAAGTCCATTTTGGGGTGGATGTGTCTACGAATATTCCTGTGTTTCCTGTGCCACCAGCAAGAGCCAAATAGTAAATTGATCCTGCTCCTTCTGCGATTTGAACTCTAGAAGCAGTTCCCACGGTCAAGCCACTTGCGTTTCCGACTAGATTGGTTGCGGAACCCGAGAAGCCAACGGTGGAAGATACAAGTCCCGTGAAGGATGCAGTAGTGCCTTGAATAGTGGAAGCAAATGTAGCACCATTGGTGACATAGATGTTGTTTGCAGTCAACCCTGAATTCATGGTCTGTAGACCCGTGAATGTGTTGGATCCCGTGGTTGCAATACTTACAACTGCACCCGTCAGACCATTGACACTCTTTACATAGTTACTGGTAAGACCTACTGCACCCGCAGCAGATACGGTAAACTCATTGCCAAATGATGCAACACCTGTTGCACTTGAGGATGCAATTACGGGAGAGTAAGAAATTGCTCCACTTGCACCGTTGAATGTAGTGACTGCCGATGTGATGGTTTGACCGTTGGGAAGAATTAGTCCCGTATCAACTTTAACTGTGCCGGTGAATGTAGCACCAACACCTTGAATTCTGCTTGCAAATGTAGCACCACCTGAAACATAAAGATGACTTGTTGTCAACCCTGCATTCATGGTTTGCAGTCCCGAGAATGTATTGGCTCCCGTCAATGCAAGTGTGCCTGAAGCATCGGGAATATTGATGGTTCTGTCTGCGGTAAAGTAGGTGCTAGGCTGAATGGTTGCCGACCCATAAATTGCACCACCAAAATCACCGCTGTAGGTATTAAGTTTTGCCCTTGTTGTGTACGCATTTCCCGATGTATCGTTGTAGTTAATATCTACAAGACCCGTAGCGGAATATAGTTTCAGCGGATCATCTGTTTGCACACCTAAAATAATAGCATTGTAATTGCCGACAAATACTGCACCACTCGTTACTCCCCTGATCGTGAGCGGAGCCTGTGTTGACTGAATGGTCTTGGCATTTGTTCCTTGGAATGCCAAAGTTGAG